GGAATAACTCCTGTAGGTGCTGGATTAAATCAAAGCACTGTAGATTTTACATTACTGTTAAATCGAATTGGAGACATGTCTTACTTAGATTCAAACGGATTGATTACGGGTGCAACTAATCCTTACCCAGGTAATTTTAATAAACTTGAAGATTTAAAAATGATTTACAAAAAAGGAACTATGTATGACCTTGAATATCTTTTTAGAACTATAAATGGACCTAACGCAACATATCAATCTAGTTTAAATGATAGAACTGCAGACAGAGGATATTTAACTGGTGCTCAAGTAGAGTTACATCTTGGAGACGGACTTCGGTATCTAGTAAGAATTGGGTCTATTGCAATAAATCACACGGTATTTAATGACAGAATGGTTCCTATTATTTCTAACGTACAAATTAGTTGTCATAGATTCTACGACCCTCCAGAAATAAAGGATTAAAAATGATCTTTTTAGATAGCAGATACGTTGATGGACCTCTATTTAAGGCTTGGCATGCTAAAAAACAAGAGTATCACTTAACGGTTTTTAGAACATACCCAGACTATTTGCAAAGTTATTTTATTTATGAGTGGGTTGAAACTGATCGACTAGATATCTTAGCAACTAAATTTTTAGGAAGTCCTGGTTTGTGGTGGCAAATTTTAGATATTAATCCTGAAATTATAAACCCAGACACAATACAACCAGGTACACAATTAAGGATTCCAAATGCTTAATCCAGAACTTCAAAATAGAAGAAGTACTTCTTTTAAAGTTACCTATCCAGACTTTCCTTCTATAACATCTTTACCACGCAGCATTACTTTACATCAAGAAATGGGTAAACATGACATTGTGGAAATTAAGTATAGAAGTGTTACAACATCTTTATATAAAAGTATAAAGACTGGAGTGCCCGTTGAAATTACCTGGAAAAACGATAAAGTATCTGGCATCTTTAGGGGGTATACAAACGTAGTTTCTTTTCCGATTAAACAAGATCAATATCGTGAATTAAAAATTATTTGTGTAGGTGCATCTTATCCTCTAAAAGAACAGTCTTCTAAGGTATGGATAAATAAAACAGCCCCTGAGATTGCTATTGATATTGCTAGGAAGTTTAAATTAAAACCAGTAGTTACATCTCATCCAACTAGATTTACTCAACAGTCTTTGGCTGGTCAATCCTACTGGGAAAAATTAAATGAATTAGCGAATCAAATTGGTTATGGAATGCAAGTATCAGGAACTGAATTACATTTTCATCCTATAGATAAAATGATAAATCAATTTATGACCGTAATTCCAGTCATGTCATTTAAAGATCTGTTAACATCTCCATCTAATTACTACAGCGCACCTACTCTAGATGTGTTTGAAAGTCGTATTGGAGATTATATTGAAAACCCAGATGAGTACAATAGAACCAGAAACACAGTCAGCGGTGTTGACCCAGTAACTAGTAAAGTTTACTCATCAACAACTTCACCAAATAAAGTAGGAAAGTCTTTAAGACAAAATACAAAGGACCCATTATTTTTTCAAAATAAAACTACTGTTGTGGTAAACAGTAACGCAATGGCTAGATCATTATCTGAAGCCGCATCTCATCTGGGAAGGTTTAAAATTCCAGCAACGGGTGTTGGACAAGGAGACCCAAGAATTGCTCCTTGGAGAACTATTGAGGTAAGAGGTACTGGAGACAATAGCGATGGCTTTTGGGTTATAAAAAAAGTACAACACTATATGCATGCCGACGGTAGATACCAAGTAGAGTTTGTTTGTGTAACCGATGGGGTTGGTGATAACAAACCTAGTGCATTTAGACCATCTAATGCTGGTACTGTTCCAACAAGAGATGTAAAGAGCGCTCAGGCCAGGGGGAAGGCAACATCCACTAAACTAAGTGCTAAGTCGCCACTAGTGTCTCAAGGATCTGCTGGTTACAAAGTTACCCCAAGAAAGTGGACAGGTAAATAATGGCTGAAAAAGCGATCTCTCTTCCTTTTTTAATTGACCCATATGGTCGAGTGGCTTCAACCCAATCTCAATCAAAAATTTGGTCAGATAAAGTTAAATCAGTATTGGGTACCACATTACGAGAAAGAGTTATGCGTCCTAATTTTGGTACTTTAATTCCTTACTCTCTCTTTAACACAGAAAATACGGCTGCTGTTGAGATAGAGTCAGAAGTAAATAAAGCATTTACAGAACAGTTAGCGTTATTAACTCTGGAAAAGGTTAACGTAACTAGTGATCCATATACAAATGTTTTAACCATAGAAGTAATTTATGGATTGCCAAACGACGAAATAGTAAGTACCGTCGTCGGATTGGTTCTTGTTCAAGGTACTAAACCAATCTATGAGGAGTTGTTATGACCATAGCCCCAGTATCTAATATCCCAGTATCAGTTGATTATACTGGTAGGGATTATTACTCACTTAGAGAGTCACTGATTGCCAGAATTCAAGATCGAATTCCTGAATGGACAGCAGCAGATCCCGCAGACTTTGGTGTTGCGTTAATTGAAGCCTTTGCATATATGGGAGACCTAGTCTCTTACTATATTGATAGAACCGCTAATGAGGCTTTCTTAGCGACTGCTACTCAAAGAGATAGTATTTTAAATATTGCTTTAACTTATGGCTATACTCCCGCTGGTTATAGAGCAGCGACTGTTGATGTTATATTCTCAAACACATCAGAAGAAGCGGTAACGATACCTGCAGGAACTGTACTAACTGGAACAGTTGTTATTGAAGACACTGTCGAAACCGTTTACTTTACTACTGATGCAGAGGCTGTTGTACCCGCTATTGATGGAGAAACTCCTGGTACCTATACGGTGGGAGCAACACAGGGACGATCAGTAATTCTTGTTGCTGAAGATGTAAATACATATGGAGAACTAGTTGGTACATCAGATGGAACTCCAAATATGTCTTTTGAACTTGGAGAGACCCCAGTAGTTGATGGAACAATTGAAGTATTTGTACAAGATGGAGACATATTTTCTAAATGGACACAGGTGCAACACTTACTAGATTACGGTCCAACAAACCTTGTTTACTCAGTATTTTCTGACTCAGACAATATTGTTAACATAAATTTTGGTGACGGTGTATCGGGAGCAATTCCTACAAACTACTCAGAAATTAGAGTTAGGTACACTGTTGGTGGAGGATCTGTTGGAAACATATCAGCCAGTACTTTAGATAGTATTGATTATCTTCCTGGGTTATCAGAGGGTGAAACAACCGCAATTCAAGGTGCAATTACTTTAACAAATGAAACTGTAGGATTGGGTGGTTCAGATCCTGAAAGTAATGAACAGATTCGTATTGCTGCTCCATCATCTCTGCGTTCAGGAAATAGAGCCGTAACATTAAAAGATTTTGCTGATCTTGCGGTTTCAGTAAGTGGAGTAGGAAAAGCGAATGCAACTGCAGATGTTTGGACATCGGTGACTCTATACCTTGCTCCAACTAGAACAGCGCAAGACACTGACATTGCTCCTGGATTAGATGACAATGAAGATCCTACAGCAGAGTTTGATAGACTTGAAGAAGATGTGTCCGAGTATCTTGCTGACAAAACATTAATTGGAACTACTGTAACAATTCAACCTCCTACATATGTTGACGCAGTTGTTACTATGGAATACACAAAACTAGAAACCTATACAACTGAAGAAGCAGAAGAAAACATAAAGAATGCTTTGCTTACAGGATTTGGTTATATAAACATGGCATTTGAAGACACGATTTATCCTAGAGACATTGAGTTTGTAGTTCAACAAGCACCAGGTATCGAAACTGTAACGGTTACGGCTCTTTTTGAATTTGGAGCAGGATCTTCTTTAACAACGCTAATAGGAGAACCTGATGAAATATTTCGTTTCTTAGAAGAGAATGTAAACCTTAGTGAGATTTAATGAATAAAGATAATCTGTACTTTGGAATATACAGGGGAGTTGTTAAAAACAATAGGGATCCAAAAAATCAAAGACGTCTAAAAGTTTCTATTCCACAACTTACAGGAACAGAGATAACAGATTGGATTGATTCTGTAGAGCCTTCTAATCTAAGTATTGACGTTCCTGTTATAGGTCAGGGTGTTTGGATTCAATTTATTGGCGGTAGTTTAAACTACCCTATTTGGATTGGATCATTTGGTAAAAACCAGGGTAAGAATAAAAAGATATTTATTAAACCCCTGGCTAATACAACCTCTTTAACTGGACTATCGGCTCATGTTATAACTGTTAAAAAATCTGATGGAACCACAGAAGTTGATTTAACAGCCACAGTTATGGCATTGGCTAATAAGGTCAAGACATTGGAAACAAACCTAACCACCGTAAAGAATACTTTGGCAACCAGAACTGCTGGGGGCCATACTCACGGGGCGAATGGATAATAGTTAAGACAGTAAATAAGGGGCAAACAAGAGAAAATAGACCGTTAGGTCTGAGAGGAAATTAAGTGACAGCATCATATCCAGCATCGGTAAAGTCCTTTACTACAAAGGTTGACTTTACTGACACCGTTCTGGCCGAACACGTTAATAGCCTTCAAGAAGAAGTAAATTCTATACAGGCTAACCTCGGAACTAATATAAAGACAGGCTCTGGTGGTGTAGGTAACTATGACACCGTAACTACGGCTTGGAATACTTTAAAAGATAGAATTACTAATATTGAGTACGGGTTAACAGATGTCTGGGGAGCAGTGCCCAGTGGTGGATCTACAGGTCAAGTATTAACTAAATCATCTGGTAGTGATTATGAAACTTCTTGGACAACCATAAATGCCTTACCATCTCAAACTGGAAATAGCGGTTACTATTTAACAACTAATGGCACAAGTGCGTCTTGGGCTCCAGCAAACACTCAATCAGATAACTTTAGTCAGTTCTTACTCGCTGGTTGTTAAGGGGACTCCCTAGTGGCAAAATATGGCGTAAATTATTATGGTTCTTCTAATTATGGATCTTTTGTTAATCTTAGATTCTCTGTTCAGCCAATGTCGATATTGGCAACTGACCTTGAAACCGTTTCCTCTTTTGCAAAAGTATTAGTTAGGTGGCAAACACCTAGGGGAACTTTTACTAGAATTAGACTAGTAAGAAATCAAGCAGGTTTTCCTGAAACTGCTGAAGATGGCGTAATTATTTACGACGAACTTGCGACAGAAGGAACTGTTAGTAGAACATCAATAATAGACGGAGAAGAAAACCCGACAGACATACCCTTGGTGCCTGGTAGACAGGTTTATTATAGAATGTTTTTGTTTACTGAAACATTAGTTTGGAAAGTTGCTGGTTCTATAACAGCGATTGTTCCATCAGACCACGGTATTCAAGATAAATTTATGGCAACTCTTCCAAGAGTTTTTACAAGCAAATCTCAAGAACCTCTGGGCGCAGTTGATGCAGATTCTGATCTTTATAAATTTATGTCAGGATTAACTTTTGCTCAAGAAGAATTATACACATTAATTGATTTATTAAAACCAAGACATACAGGATTAGAAACTCCTTTTGAATTAATACCTGCAGAAGTTACAAACTACGGATTACTTTCAGAATCTGCTTTGCCAATTAAAAATCAAAAAAGGTTAATTCGTGAAGCCCTATATATGTACACTCATAAAGGAACTGAAAACGGTATTGAAAGATATGCAGAGTCTTTAACTGGATATGCGCCAACAATTACTGTGTCTGAAAATTTATTATTAACAGTTCAGGATTCTACATTTTACGGAGGTGTTGGTAACTGGGTTGCTAGTAGCGCAGTGCTAACCTCTAGCACTGAGCAAGTTCCTGACTCAAATACAAATCAAATAGATACGACAAAGACTGGAAAGATAGTTGCATCTGGATCTGGCAGCATGGTGCTGGGTGCTACAAACATAATTACAAAAGGTGTTCCAGTATTACCTAGCACTGGATATGTGGTTTCGTGCAAATTAAAGTCTCCTGCAAGTGCAGGTAACATAACTTTATCGGTAAGATTTTATGATAAAAATGGAGTAGCAACATCTGCTGCTAACACAGCGACAGCGGTGGCTGCGAACAACACTTGGAAGTCTGCTAGTAAAACAGCAACTTCTGATGCAACATCTAAGTACGCAATAATTACTATTGCTTATAGTGCCGCTGGTACTTACTACATAGATCAAGTGTGTATGCAGACGGGAAGTTCAGTTGTATATGATGAGGCCAGGGCTATAGACGTATTCTTAGAACCAACAAAAACAAATTATATAAATAATCCATCTTTTGAAGTTGATGATTCAAGTTGGACAATAACAGCAGATGATGTAACTTTATTGGAAGAAGACGTTCCGCAATCTGAAAGTTCTGGAGAATACTCTATTAAAGTTGATAACACGTCTGGCGCTACTTTTGAAACTGAAACTGATGTTGAAATATTAAATAGAGATACCTATGCAACTTTGTCTTTTTATGCCAAATCAAGTGTTGAAGATTTAGATACTACAATTACTCTTACTGCTTTAGACAACCTCGGATCTGGAGAAGTTGAAGAAACAGAAGAAGTTACGTTATCCACAGAGTGGGCAAGATACACTACAACTATTTATGTAAATGACATAGATATACCAGTATCTCCAACTGGAGAGTTATACTTTAGAGTAAACATTGAGACTGATGCAGACTCTGGTAGTGAGGTCTGGCTAGATGATGTTCAGTTAGAGTTAACTCAAAAAGCCACAGATTTCTTTGATGGTAATCTACCTGCCGACTATGGAGCGGTTTGGCAGGGAACTGAAAATGACTCGCCAACAAGGTTGTACACAAACAAGACTAAAAAAATTCCACGTCTATACAAGACCTTAAATGACTGGGTACCCCAAAATGCCTTCTGGAGAGTCAGATCATACGACGGTTTGGAGGCTACTAACCTTACCGTGTAAGATCTGGGGTTATGACTACAGACATAGTTATCTCCGTAATACTCACAGGAATGGCAGTTACATATGTAATTGAATTCCTAGACCTGTTTATCTCTGGCTTTATTACTAAGCCAACTCTAAATAAATACTTTGCATTGCCCCTTAGTTTCTTAGGTCTTTGGGTGCAGATAGATCTGTATTATGACTTCTTTGTATTAGTTCCTGCTGCCACCTTTGTTTCATTAGCAATTGGCATGTACTTAAATAAGCCTGTTATTGTTAAGGCGCCAAACAGATTATCTCAACTATAGGAGCAAAATGAATATTGCAGTAATAACTTTTGAAGACGTATGCGTTGATGAAGGAATAGCGGCCTTACTAGAAAAGTATGGAAAGGATCAAGAACTACGTATATTTATTCCAGTAACTGGAAATGAAAATCATTTTGCTGAAAGCGTTATGGATCTGTGTAAAGAACATAATGTAAAAGTAACTTGCTTCATTATCAATGCCGTAGACATTGATCATATCCTTATCGAAGCAGATGACATAGTTATTACTGATAATCCAGTAAAAGAAATTATTCGTCAGATAACCCCAGACGATGTCTTAGGTATTGTCTGGGATAATTCGCCCCAAGCCCATATCGTTCTTGCATCAGTTGAGGACTTTGGTATTGAGGTATGGGATATAACAAATGGATTAGATAAGATCGAGGTCGACTACTCAGAAGAGAGTAGCGATGAGTTATACACGGCAATGATGGATAGTATGGCTGTCTTTGTGGAACACATGGCTGACTACATAATGACTACAGTGTTAGATGTTTTAGCCATAGAGGTAGCAAAACACATAGAAGAGAATGCAAAAGACATAGACCCCTTTAAGGATAACAACCCTTGAGAATTCCTTTTAAGGCTTATTCGGCCAACCTAACCGATTATCAGTTCCGACTGCTGGCTGTGTTATGCCACTTAGCGGGCTCCAAGGGCCGTTTTAAGACCTCAGTAGAGGAGTTATGTAGACTGACCAACAAAACCTCAGACCGAACCGTCAGGACGGCCTTGAAGGCTCTTGAGCGGGATGGGTTTATAGTTCGTACCCCAAGCAAGAGGGCTAATGGATTTAAAGGAATGGACTGGTACGAGGTGGTTCCC